ACCTAAAGATCCGATAGAGACACTGATAGTATTCTTTTCAAAGTCAATAGCGACTTTTCAAGTGAGTACTTATAAAATATTATGGGGTGTACCTGTAGAGAAAAAAGCAGCTTCTTTTTCTGCAACAATTAAGACTGCACCAAAAGAGAAGAAATCTAACTTCTTGCAGTCCGGTTTATTTAATATACTTGATACAATAAACGGTTTAGATATTTGTAACGTATTATCTTTTATAACGACTACTATTAACTCTAAGCCGCCAAAAAGAAGTACTAATCCTGATCCTGTTGAGAAAGCTTTATATGCCGTACAAGATACAGCAAAAGAAGTACAAGATACTATAGACAAATATTTAGCTCTTCCAACTACTTTAGTTAAAAGTTATGCAGGAGTAGCACCTCAAGCAACTACTCAGAAACAAGCTATACAAGATTTTGGACCACCCGCACCCGGGGAAACTCAAATTTCCGGTACAAGATTACTAGCATTTAATACTTATAATCTCTTACAAAATTTAAAAGATTTACTTAGTACACTTACCCCTAATAGTCCTAATTCTCTTTTTACAGCACAAGATGCTACATTACTTTCTCAAGTACCTGGATTAGGAGGTAGTTTAAACTACGTCGATAATTTTATTGGCTATATAAATCAGTATACCGACTATAGAAATATAAACAATGAAGATCTTCAGAAGATATTAAAGAAAATAAACGACATAAGATCAGTTTGCGTAACAATACAGACGCTCAGCTTTAAATCCGCACTAGCTTTACTAGGTAATTTTTTAGGTACAGATGTTAGAGCTGAAATACAAAGATTATCGGAAGTACTTGACCCTACTAAAATACTTCCTACAATAAAACAAATTGCCGATCAAGTAAATAGCTTTATAAAAATAGCTCAAAAAATTTATGACGTCATAAAGCAATTACAGTTTTTAATTAAGTTAGCCTTATTACTTATAAAGATATTAAAGTTTATAGGTGTATTTTTCACAAGCTTACCTCTTCCGAATTTATTTACTACACACGGAATTACTGCGTCATTAGAAAAAGCTAGACAATCAGCTGATAATAAAAATAACCAGGTAGTTAAGAGATTGGAGCAAGTAAATAGCTTACTGGCAGTAATATTAAGCTTTGTTAGGTACTTATTGGAAAATGCTACAGGGTTATTAGGAAGACTACAGGTACTAATAGCTAAACTGGAAGGATGTGAATCAACAAAAGATTCTGCAGTACTTCAAGATTTAAAAAATAGCTATAATAACTTAAAGCGAATTGAAGAACAATTAGCAACTTATATAGCTATACACGACGGAAAAACAAGTCCTGATACTGCTCTATTTGGTAAATACAGTATTCGTGTAGTAGAAGAGGAGTTAACTGATAGAACAATAAAGAACAAGCGTAGAAGAGGTATTGCAGTAGATCCAGATGGAGCTATAGTAGCACAATCTGATTTAACTTTTGCAACCAATACCGCTATTATAATTGAAGAAGTTAAAGTAAAGCTTCTGAGTTCAAATTTAGTATCATCTCAATTTAACTTATTAGATGCTTCAGATTTAGCAGTAATAGCAACTTCCGTTAATTATTTAGAGAATGATACCGTCTTAAGTGGAGATTTTAATTTTGATAGTCTACGCAAGGAAAGTAAAGACTTACCCGATAGCGCAGATGAAAGTCAAGGATTAGGCTTAAATGCCTTTATTAATAACTTATCAGGCGGTAGACGCTTGAGAAAGAGAGTTAGAACAGCCTTAGATAACTCTAGCACTACCTTTAAAAACCAAGCAGCTCAAGAGAAGGTTAACGGAGAGAACTTATTAAAAACAGATAATGTAGCTAGTTCAGTAGGAACAGGAAATGAACCGGAAGCTACAAAGATAAAAAAGTAATAAACAAATATTTATAACAATATGGGACAAACAGATTTACTTAGAAAACTTATACGTGAAGAAGTCCGCGCAGTCTTCCAAGAAGAACTTGCAGGTATTCTGAAAGAAGCGATAACCGCAAACAGACAGCCTATTGTCGAAACAAAGACTTCAGCTAAGCCAGCTATTCCTGGAACCCTTAATACTCAACCAGTTAGAAGGATGGCTCCGCCGATATTAAGTTCAAATAATCCCTTGAATAGCCTACTTGCTGAAACAGCAAACGCTATGTCAGGTGACGATATGGAGAGCTTTAGTTTTGATTCGAGCATGGCTCAAGGGTATGGCGGAATGGGAATGGTAAGAGAAGATGCACCAGTAGTTGATAGCGTGGGAGAGATGTTCGCAAACTCAAGACCAAGCTCAAATTTAGATGCAATTCAAATTAATGCCGTTCCAGATTTTACAGCTCTAATGGCTAAAATGCAACAAAACGGTGAAATTTAATGGCATATAACGTACGAAATATAAATGTATTAGATCTAAGACCTTCCACAGGAATTGGAGTTTCTATACCTTTCAGCAATCCTGCTGTTTTCGAGACTGTATATAACACTAAAGATCAAACCAAGTATAATTTAATAAATTTCTTATTGACCGATCCTAGAGAGAGAATATTCAACCCCTCTTTTGGTGCTGGCCTTAGAAGTAAATTATTTGAGCAAATAACTAACACTACAGTAGACGATTTAGATACTTTAATAAGAAGTGGTGTACAGGCTTATTTTCCAAATGTAGTTATAACGGCTTTAACTTTCGGAGGTAGTCCAGATGAGAATACCTTGACTGTTAATTTCTCATACACTATTAGAAACACTAGAGAATCTGACAATATAACACTAAGCATCAATGGCTAATAAAGACATAAGATATTTAAATAAAGACTTTAACACCTTTAAAGAGGCGTTGGTAGAGTACGCAAAAGCATATTATCCAACCTCTTACAACGACTTTTCTACATCCTCACCTGGTACTATGTTCATTGATATGGCTGCTTATGTAGGAGATGTACTAGCCTTTTACTTAGATAATAATACTCAAGAAACCTTTTTAGAGTATGCAAAGCAGCCTTCCAATCTATATAACTTAGCTTACATGCTCGGTTACAGACCAAAAGTAACTTCTGCAGCTATAGTTAACTTAGATGTATATCAGCAATTACCTGCTTCAGGAGCAGCTTATGCACCTGATTATAATTATGCATTAACTATTGAGTCCGGTATGCAAGCTAGGTCTAATATAGATACAACAATGTATTTTTACGTACCGAATGTAGTTAACTTTAATCTATCTTCTTCTATTAACCCAACTGATATTTCAGTATATACTACTGTAGGAAGTAATCCAAATACTTACCTACTAAAGAAAACAACTCAAGCTATTTCAGGACAAGTTAAAACAACTACATTAACCTTCGGTGCAGCAGAGAGATTTCCTACAAGGATTTTACAAGATAATAACATTATTGAAATTATAAGTATTACCGATGCTAATGGAAATAAGTGGTATGAAGTACCGTACTTAGCTCAGAACTACATTCTAAAGCCTGTACAAAATACTCAAGCAGCTTATCCACAACTATATTCTAAGGCTAACGAAGTTCCTTACATCTTAGAAAAATTACTCGTACCAAGAAGATTTGTTTCTAGGTTTAAAGAAAACGATACGCTAGAATTAGAATTCGGCGCAGGTATATCGGCCGTATCTTCTTCTGTTTATATTCCTAATCCAAACAACGTAGGTATAGGCACTATAAACGGTATATCTCTCTTGAATACTGCCTTTGATCCAACCAATTTTGTAACGAATGATAGTTACGGTCTAGCACCTCAAAACGTAACCTTAACTGTTACTTACTTAGTAGGTGGAGGCGCTGCTTCAAACGTACAAGTTAATCAATTAACTAATATTGTTACTAGTACTTCAGTATTCGAAGGTACTCCTACTAATCCAACTTTACAAGGAAATGCATTAAGTTCTTTAGCAGTTAATAACGCAGAAAGAGCAGTAGGTGGAGGAGATGGTGATAGTCCAGAGCAGTTAAGACTAAATACTCTAAATCAGTTTCCAACACAAATGAGAGCTGTAACGCAGCAAGATTATTTAGGTATTACTTTAGGTATGCCTCCTAAGTTTGGTCAAGTAGCTAAGGCTTATGTTACCAAAGATGAAGCCACTTTTGCACAATATCTAATAAACGAACCAGGCGAAAGAGATCCTTTAGCAACTTCACTTTACTTATTAAGCTATAATACTTCAGGGCAATTTGAAGTTCCAGGCGCGGCTTTATTACGTAATATTCAAACGTACTTAAAAGAGTATAGAATGTTAACTGATACTATTAGATTAAAGCCTGCTTATATTATCAACATTAAAGTTAGCTTTGACATTATTATTTTACCAAACTATTCAGCAAGAGAAACTCTTTCTTTATGCATAGACTTACTTAAGGCTTTCTTCAATAGAGAGAATTGGCAAATAAATCAACCTATTATACTTTCCACTGTCTATACTTTATTAGATCAAGTAGCAGGAGTACAAACAGTAAATAAAATTGCAATAAGTA